TTGGAGTCTGACAATGGCGACTAATTCTCAAATTGCATTCGCACCGCTTGGCAATACGGTTGCCATTACCGCTGCGGCCTCTGCACCTACTGGTGTTCGGGCTTTGGTATCTGAGCGGAATAGCCCTAACTCGCCCGGTCAGTATCGCGTGATTAACGCTGGCACTGCGATCGTGCATCTGGGTGTTGGTCCGACTGCTGGCAAGGCAGCGGCTAATGCTGTTGCTGCAGCTTCTGGCGTTCCTGCAGCTGGCATTCCGCTTCTTCCTGGTGCCGTCGAAATCCTGCGCTTTGGACCTGAATCCTATTTCAGCGCCTTAGCTGCAAGCTCGACCACCATCTACATCACGCCGGGACAGGGTATCTAAGTGTGGACCAGCAGATCATTAACTGGCTCTTTGCCGGGTTTGGGGCGGCTATTGGCTGGATCTTGAAAGTGATCTGGGATGCGATTCGTGATCTGAAAAGCGATTTACGGGAGATCGAAAAGGATCTCCCAGAAGTCTATGTCCGCAAGGATGACTTCCGCGATGCAGTTCAGGAGATCCGCACTGAGATGCGCGAGATGCGCCAGGACATGAAGGCTAGCTTTAAGCACGTTGACGACACGCTTGGCGTTCTATTCAAGCGTCTGGAAGCCAAGGAAGATCGAACAAGATAATGGCCGCGCTAGGGACCCCGAAGTACCTGACCATTCACTGCGCCGCGACGCCGGAAGGCCGGCACGTCTCGGCTACGCAGATCACGGCTTGGGATAAGGCCAAGTTCGGACAGACTAGCTATCACTGGGTTATTGAACTGGATGGCTTGACCGTGCGGACCCTACGCGACGACCAAAAAGGCGCGCACGTTGGCGGTCACAACACAGGCAATATCGGTATCTGTTACGTCGGTGGCGTGGACAAGAAGCTGAACCCGAAGGATACGCGCACTGATGCGCAAAAGAAGTCGCTCCTGACGCTCATTCGGACGTACAAGGAGCGCTATCCTGGCATCATCATTCGCGGACATCGCGATTGGCCAGGTGTTAAGAAGGCTTGTCCATCTTTCGCTGTCGCGGAATGGCTGGCAGAAACAGGAGACTGACAATGCTCAGCAAACTGACTGGTAAGAAAACCTACATTGTGGCCGCTCTGGCGGCTGTCGCTGCTGCTGGCAGCGCTCTCGGTTATGAAGTGCCGGAGTGGACGTGGCTGCTACTCAATGCCGCTGGTTTTGGCGCTGTGCGGGCGGCAATCGGTCGCTAATAGTTCTGGGGCATCGTTTGGAAGTCACGGTGCCCCAGAAACTTATTTTGCAGATACTGGAAACAGAGTTGGCACATAAATGTTAGTGCGCGATAGGCGGATTACCTTACCGGCATAATCGCTATCACGCTGCATCATATACGTGGCTCGATTTACACCATAGCGCACCGTTTTATGGTCGCGGTGCAGCATCCTACCGATCTGTGCAAAAGATTGCCCACGCATACGCAGAGCTTTGTACAGAGCGAAGCGAGCGGGAATAAATGCCCCTAGCCTCCTATCGCTGATGATATGGCGTGGCGGAATATCAAACAATTCTGAGCAGGTGCGGATTAATTCGCTTCGCACAATAGGTTCCTCAAGCAAATCTAATGGATGGCAGCCAAGCGTTTCTGCCAGGCATTGAACGAACATCAGCGTTGGGTTTTCTTTAACGCCATTCATGATGCGGCGCACGTGTGTTTCACTATATCCTGAGGCTATCGCGATAGCACGCGCTGATCGGGGATCAGCCTGCATTGCAGCCTTGAAATTGTCTCGAAATATATCTGGCAGCAAGTTTTGCCTCCAATTTTAAGTGCTGGGGCTTTAACGCCCACGGTTCCGGCACGCGCACCGCCCCCAGCTAGCGGTCATGTCAGGCGCATACGAAGGGCTGCCCCCCATGACTGCGCGGTGATATTTCTACCCTCTGAACCGGCTTGGACGAGAGGTGGCTTTATGACGAGCCAGCCTCGGTAACTGTTAGAACAGTTCCAACTGATCCTCGTTATAGATATGCAGTGCGCCAGCGACGGCTTCGGCTGTGCATTCGACCACAAGACGGCGTTGGCCGCTCAGGGTGGTGAAGTCAGCCACGATGATACCGGGCCAACGATAGCCTTTGATCTTTTGAACTTTGTCACCGATTTTCATGGTCGTCTCCCATATCTTCCCATTCGGCGCTGCCGTCGCGGAAACCGCGTCTGTAGCCTGCCCGCTCTGCGAGATGGCTGGCGGCAAGGGCGCTGAACCCGATCAGGAGCAGTGCGCCGGATATGATCATCGTGGTGGTCACTTCTTCCACTCTCCTTCGCAATCAGGGCAGCGGTAAGCTACCGTCCTGTCTTTATCCCGATCGTAGAGCGCGATGCGTCTCCCCCAGCGCCCATGCGTTCGGGTCGCGCCATAGTTCTCTGCAACTTCATCTGCCTTCGCTTCATCGCCATATTGATCCATGAAGGTCTGCCAGATGGAGCCGCCGTCGAGATCAGCCGCGCAATGCGGGCAGTGTCCGTGTTCCGAGGTCATTCCTTCCACTCCCCCGCTTCGATGGCGTCGGCAGCTTCGGTTTGACCTTGGCAGATACCGTCAAAACCGCTCAGTCCGTCATCATTCTTGTCGTGCCATGCTGCGCTTTCCCGCAACCAAGCCACGATCCCCGCGACGGTTGCAGCTTCGGCCTGTTCGCGGTGACGGGCGAAGGCTTGGACGATGATCTCCTGACATTCATCGGGGGTCATCATGGTTGGTTCGGTGGCGACTAGAAGTGCCTCGAACACTTCAAACGCAGCATCGCGGTCTGCTTGTGTGATTGTGGTCATGGGGTGGGTTCCTTGTGAAGCGGCTGCTCAAACAGCGTGACGCACGACTTCCGCTTGACGTAGCTAACGGATGCAACCGTTGAGCCATCGGGGCGCTCATACGAGAGCATTCTCCAATGCCCCTCGGGCATATCCTTCTCCGCACAGTGTTTCGCCGCACGGGCCATCAGTGAGAGGTTGTCGGGATTCTCGCAGTGCAGGATGAACTTCATCACGCACCCTCCCCGATCTTGGTGAACTGGTAGCCACGGGCTTGCATTGCGGCGCGTATGTGTGCTGCGCCCGCTTCGCCGTCCAAATGATTGCCCCACGACTTGAGTGCCTCCACCAGCGGATCGACCGGCTTGGGGATGATGAATTGACGCAGCCTGCCATCATGACTGGCCAATGGGATCGCGGCTCCGAGATACGCCTCCACCGCATCGCTCACCTCGCGGCGGAAGGCTTCGTGCTGCTCGATGGCGCGGCAGAGGGCTGTGAAGCAGTAGTGCCGCTTCATGTAAGCCAGATCAGCGTCTAGCAGATTTTCCTCGCGGCGCACCTCATTCAGCAGCGCCAGCGCCTTGCGTTCGATGTCAGTCATTTGAATACCCTCCGAGCATCAGGCAGCAGATCCTTGGCCTTGCAAGTCTTGCGCAGGCAGCTTCTCACGCCAGAAATGCTAATCTCGGCATTGCAGTGATCGCACCAGATCGCTTTGACCTTTTCCTTAATCATGGAGAACTTCCTCCATGTGCGTGATCTTCACGATCTGCATCTTCACGCCAATGCGCTTCTCGGCGCGAATACGCTCCTCCTTGGCACGCGCCAGGTTATCGTAAGCAAACACCCTGGCATTGCGGCTGGTGCGGACTTCATAGGTCACGTTCATGGATCACTTCCTCTTTGCAAAGCGACCATTGCGATCGCGCTTCTGTTTGGGATTGCGCAGCTGGCAGATTCCATATCCAGCAATCCCAGCGCCAAGCATCATGATGATCTGCAAGATGATATCGATCATGTTTCCCACTCCCGTTGATTGATTGTTAGGCTGGGGTCATCACCCAGACAGCCCAGAAGATCGCCATAAAGGCTGGCGGCAAAAAGATGGCGTTCAGCTTCTCGCTGCGCGGCATGATCTGCCAAATCTTAATTACGTCCTTCATTTTCTTCCTCCTTCTGGACTGCGCGGTGCAGCATCAGCCGTGCCTGCGCTGAAAGTGAGCGATGCTCCTGCATTGCGATCTTCTCCAATCGAGCGCGCAGTTCAGGCTCGATGCGGACGGTCATGTAATCTTTTGGCGGCATCAGAAATTCCAAGGTTTAGCGTTGTATTGTGCAGCGATTGCTCGTGCGGCGATCTTTCCATCGACCTTATGTTCAGCGATGAAATGGCGGCGACCGTCCTCGATGACGCTGATGGTGATTGCGCCATCATAGCGTTTGGTCGGTGCGGTATAGTCTGCGATGCGCATGGATCAGAACTCCATTTCGTAATCTGGAAAAACCGTGGCAAAAGATTTTGGCGCTGGGCCATTTTCAAAAAGCCTCCAGCAAGATGCTCCGCGAGCGCCCATTGTATCAACCCAATGATGGGCAAGATTGGCTGCGTGATCTTGATCCTCAGCGTGCAGCAGGAACCACTCTCCGCGAGCGTTCTCAATTGCTACCGTAAAGCGGATGCCCTGCGCGATAAGCGCCTTGCAAGCTGCGGGAGTAGCGGCTTCAAAAGCCTGCGAGAGCGAGGAAGAAAACATGGCAACCTCCTTTTCTGGATGGGCGGAATTGCCCGTTGCCTTGTTGATGTGGTGATAATGCCCACAACTTCCCACAAGGTCAACGGAAAAAGGTATACCGATGCAATTATTTTTCAGCGGCCTCAAAAAACGCATCAATCTGCGCTTTTGCGTCCTCTGCTCCATGACAGACCATCCAAGTATGGCCGCATTCTTCGACCAGATATTTCTGCCAGTTGCGCTGATCCGGCGATAGCTTGCCGCCTTTGACGCGCTTCATCTCGATCCATAGGCAGTGAAACGGCACAAAGAGATCAGGCACGCCAGGACTGACACCTTCGGCTTTCAATCTGGCAGCTGTGGCACGCGATCGGAATCCGCCATTGGGGATGGCGAAGATCCGCACTGGCCCATACTTGCGGCGAAACCACTTTACGACTTCGCGCTGCTCTTCATGCTCGGTAGGAATGCGGTCCCCACTCAAAACGGAATTTCCTGTGACCATTGATCGCACTTTCCATAGCTGTTCACGAATTCGATCGGTGGCTCCATGTTGAACAGAAAGCATCGACCTTCGCCACTATAGTGATCGCAGTTGTGGCAGCACGGTGGCGGACCAGCTTTTGTCCACTCTTCATACTGCACCAGAAAGTCTGGCTTTGGCGGTCTAGGCATTGTTCCACTTCCTCCTAATCACTCGGTAATATTTACCATCGCGGCGATACTCGATCATGCTGGGGCAGTTGCCACCATTCAATCGATCGGCCCACTCTTCAAGCGCATCAGCCTTGATGAAATTGACATCGGCCTTCCCAGCGATCGTCACGATGGCGTTCAGCGCCTTCTGGCCTGCATAGCCTTCATGGGTGATCGGGAAATACTCGATCACGCTTGGATCGCTCAGACCGCCATAATAGGACACGGCCAGCATATCCTTGCCGCTGGCCCTGCTGGTATGCTTGCGCCAGTTCCAGCCTGTCAGGGCCATTTCCTCGGCCTCTAGCCCCATGATATCGTCCTGGCGCAGTTCCAGCTTCTTTGGAGCTGGCTCTGGGAACAGTTCGCCGCAGGTTGGGCATTCCCTGGCGCTGATATGCACCAGTTCATTGCAAGCCTCGCAGACCTTGACCGGAGCCTCGCCATTGCCTTCGCCTTTGCGCTTCGGTGGCTCGACCGCAGTGATCGGCCCATGCGTCTGCACCACGCCAGCAAAGTCCAGCACCAGGCAATGATCAGTGTGGCTCTTTACCCGCATCCCGCGACCGGCCATCTGGACGTAAAGGCTGGCGCTCATGGTCGGCCTGAGCATGGCAATCAGATCAATATCGGGATAATCAAAGCCAGTGGTCAGCACATTGGCGTTGGTCAGCGCACGCAAGCGCCCAGCCTTAAAATCGGCCAGCATCCTATCGCGCTCTGCCTTTGGCGTTGCTCCTGTGACGCAGGCTGATTCAACGCCATGCGATCGAAGCACCTCGGCCACGTTCTCCGCGTGCTGGACACCAGCGCAGAAGAACAGCCAAGCCTTGCGATCGCCAGCCAGTTCGATGACCTCACGCACCACGCGCAGATTGTTCTCGTCGGTGTCAACTGCTGCCTGCAGTTCACTTTCGATGAACTCACCGCCACGCTTATGCACGCCAGACGTATCGAGCGCAGCCTTTGTCACCTTGCTGCGCAGCGTGGACAAATAGCCTTTATAAACCAGTTCCTCGATCGTGACTGGCTCGATCAGATCGTCAAACAGCGCAGGCTTGTCGGTGATCAGGCCATGTCCCAGGCGGTAAGGCGTGGCGGTCAAGCCCACAACACGCAGCGCAGGATTGATCGCCTTCAACTCAGCCAGGAATGATCGATAGCCGCCTTCATCTTTGTGGCTGACCAGATGGCACTCATCGATGATGCAAAGATCGATATGGCCGACTTGGGAGGCGCGCTTCCTGATCGACTGGATGCCAGCAAAGGTGATCGGCTCACCCAGCTGCTTGCGGCCCAGCCCAGCCGAATAGATCCCCATCGGTGCGCCACGCCAGTGCAGGCGCATCTTTTCGGCATTCTGCTCGATCAATTCACGCACATGGGTCAGCATCAAGATCCGCGTATCAGGCCAGTTCTGGATCGCATCTTTGCAGAGCGCGGCCACGATGTGGCTCTTGCCAGATCCTGTCGGCAGCACCAGGCATGGATTGCCTTTGTTGCCATTGGCGAACCACGCATAAAGCTGGTCGATTGCACGCTGTTGGTAATCTCTCAGCATTGGAACACCAAAAAATAACTATGGAACACTCGTGCGTGCTTTTGCGTTCCATTCCTATTTGG